ATAAAACGCAGTAATCATACCTTCACGTGATTGTGATAATTTTTCTACTTTTGCTGAACTTGCAAATCTACCAGTACGGTAGTTAAGTACACTGCGTTGACCACCACTACCCATATTAGCCGAAACTACATCTTGTAAGTGTGCATTAATCAAGTTTTGTAGCTTAATTAAATTGGTAGTACTTGGAGCACTATTTAAACTTCCCGCTGGCGGAGTAGAGCCCAGCTTTAGGGTTTGTGTAGTTGTTTTGACTTTTTTAGTATTTTGTTTAGTATTAATGTTACCAGTTACTAAATCGTGTAAAGGTACTTTGGAATTATTAGGTTTACCAGAAAGTTCGGCTATAAAACCTTGCTTGAGCAATTCTGAGAAATCTTCTAACATAGTATTAGAACCCGGAATTATAGCAAGATCTTTTTTAACCTCATTAATAATTTCTTCTTTAACTTTATTATATATTGCCGTTTCTATTAAAGCTTTTTGACCGTTTAATTTATAAAATTCTAGTCTTAATACTAAAGTACCTGCTTGCTTTAACTTTTTTGGCAATAAATTTTCATAGCTAAAATCAATACTAGTCTCAAAATTAACTAAACTTTCTATAGCTTCTTCTACTACTCTGCGAGTTGTATCGCTTAGAGAACGTACATTTAATACTCTGTTTAACTTAAAACCTAGTGGAGCGTCTTTAGGGCTTTTAGTATATAAATGACCAATATCTAAATTTGATAACTCTCTTACGTATAATTTAGTTACATCTTTAGAGTCTAATTCTAAACCATTATTATCAAAATATCTATAAGCTGCTCTTAATTTACCAGTTCTAGTTGATCTTACACGCCAACCATCTTTGTAGTTGTCTGGATCGTTTTGATGTGCTTCGGGATTAACAGGAAATACTTCATATCCTTCTGAACGTAATTCATCAATACTTCTTGATCTATTAGTAATACCAAAAAACTCATCAGAAGGAATCGCTCTAGAAATTTTATTTGTTACAAAATCTCGCGCTGCCTTAAAACTAGCGCATATTAATAGTGCTGGTGATTGTATATAAATCACTTGACTACCAGTTAACTTATCTGGATTAGCTTCACCTAATGCATTTAAATCTTTATATGTTATAGGCTTAGCTTTATTTTCAATTGTTTCTATAAATAACTTATAGCTATCTGGAAACCTAATTTTTTGCTCATCTGTAGTTGCATTAATACTTAACACTTCTTTGCTTATATCTAGTATATGCATGTTTTCAGTATTTAACTTTTGCCTATAATTTTTTACTAAGGCTTTATAAGTATTACTTTTGGCAAGAGCAGCATTAAGTTTCTTTTTAAATTCTTTACTACCTTCTTGTGCACTCATAATTAATAGTACGCAGTATATAAGTCTAAAACACGTTTAATATGTGCAGGTAAATTAGTTGAACTAACGTACTCAATTTGCATAGTATTTGGTGAAACTGATTTTGTGCTATGTACTGCGGAATCATTGCGCATATAGTACTGTACTAAATCTAATGTGGCCATTTTTAAGTCGCCGGGAATAGTTTCGTAGCCTGCGTTATAGGTAAAACGAAATGCGTTTACACGCGAGTAGTCTTGGTAAATATAACTAATAATTTCTACTGCGTCCGAGTCTGGATCTACAACATAATCTACAAATTCTGTTAAGCTAGTATAAGTTTGGCCAAAATCATTTGACCACTCTACCGAACTAACACTCATTAGTGGCGTTTCCGACGCAATAAATCGGTTATTTGGTAAACTGCGTTTTGTTTCGGTTTTAAAATCATCAACATAGTCAACAAATGTTCTACGGCAAATTGATTTAACTAAATCGCTTACTTTTGGTACTACTAGCGCAAGTGCTGCATCTTGATTAGTACTGGTAATCCCTGAATACGTTTTATATTCTGCAACGGTGATTAGGTTTTGTCCCATTGTTGTATCCTTTATCTTTTATATAGGCTGCGTACAGCCCATATAAAAGACGGAAGCCGAAGCTTCCATCTTTATTTTGTAGACTACAATCTAATCTAAAGATTAGCTAGCAGCAGCCCAAGCAAACTTAGTTACGCCAGCACCTAGGTTAGTTGTAACTTGAGTCATACCAGTGCGTAGAGACGCAACTAAAACACGACGTTGAGTTTCAACTAGCTCTTGAGTGTCCATACGTAGACCACGTTGGTTACCAGCTAAGAAGTTACCTGGGGCAAAGCAAATTGCACCTAAAGTAGAAACTGCTTTAGTATCAAACTCAGCAGATACTAGAACTGGAGAACCACCAACTTGACCAATTTGACCTGTTAGCTGAGTAGCTAATGGACCAACTTTGCTCATGTCTTGGAATGTGTCAGAATCTAGTAAATCATAGTAGCACTCAGTAGAAACTACATACACTACTTCTGCTGGATCTAGACCCCAAGCACCTAGGTTTTTACGTAGAGTACGTAGATTAGCAACAGTAGCTGCTTGACCGGTGATAGCACCAGCTGTAGGAGATACTGTTGTTGTTGCATAGTTAGCTAGACCTTTAACTGGGTCACTGCCACTACCAGCACCACGTAAATACGCACGGTCAACAGAACGAGCAATACGACGAATCATAGCATCACGAACGATTGGTAGAATAACAAGGATGCTATCTTCTTCTTCTTCGTATGCTAGGTACTCGTTAGTAGCTAGTTTGTACGCGTTTAGCGTAATTTCTTTTAGTTGGTGTGTAGATGTTGAACCTGCACTAGCACCTGCAGCACCTAAGCTAGCTGGAACTGCACCAAAATTGCTGTTAGTAACCCATGATGCTAAACCAGCTTCTGGGTTTAGTGGCATAGTCATAACATTGGTGTTCATATTGATTGCACGAACTAGTGGAGCAACAACTAAACGACGACGAACCTCAGCTTCCATGTTTGTAGAAACTTCTAGTTCCCAGATACCACTAGACATGTGTGGGCTAACTGTACCAACTAGAGCTGTTTGACCGGGTACTGATGCTACACCACCAGTAGTTGCTGCGCTTGTAGTTTGGTTAACCGCATAAGTACCTTTTTCTAGTAACATACGGCCAAACTTTGTGTCGGCAACTTGCTTACCAGCAATTTTTGCTAACATAACAGCTTTTTCACGATCTTCGTAACTAGTGGCTTCGCCAGTTTGCTTGTCGTTGAAGCTCATTTTTGAACGCTGAATAGCAGCTAGTTCAGCAGCTTTTTCTTTAATAGAAGCTTCTAGGCCTTCTAGTGCTGATTTACGCGCTGTAGATTCTTCGTCTAGACGTTTTGTCATTTCAGCCAATAGACGCTCAGCACCGCTGTCGCCCATTTGAATTTGTACAGCAGCTTTTACTTTTGCGTCAAATTCTTGCGCAGCTTTTTCAGCCATAGCTTTTTCTAGGGCAGCAGCTTCTTGAGCAGCTACTAGGGATTTAGTGGCTTGTTCAGCAGCACTTTTAGCAGCCTGAGCTACCATTTGTTCTAATTCTTTTGGATCCATTTTCCATTTTCCTTTTGATGTGCCGTTGGCGGTATCAGTGACTTCTAGCCCTTTAGCTGAGTTATCGCTGATTGCAAACTGCTGTTTAAACTCTTTATATTCGTTGGCATCCGAGAATGCTTTAGAAAGGTCGAAAACCGTATTTTGATTGCAAGGTATTGAAACTACCGAAATTTCGACTAGTTCTAGTTCCTTTATTAAAAATACTTCGGCAGCACTGTTATATTCTGCATCAAGAACCTTGAAGCCAATACTAAACGCTGTAAGTACTTTGTCTTTGATAAGGCCGTAACATTCCTCGGCCGCTGATGAAATTCTTGCTTTTACCCATAAACCCTTATCATCAATCTTATAGTCAACCATCCGACCGATTGGGTCATCATAATCATGTTGTGCTAATATAATTGGATTTTTAAGGTAGTTTTGAATACCTGCTTGCCATACTGATTTTGGTACAACGTCACCTTGTCGGTCTAAATCAACGGTACTTGCGTAACCTTCGATATATAGTGACTCGATTGCGCTGTTACCAGCTTGAGGCAGGTTATCTTGTTTAATAGTAAAAGCACTATTTAAATGTAGTACTTTATCTTTTAACATTTGATTCCTTAGTTAACTTGTGGTGCTGGTTTAGTGCCGGTGTCCGGCTTTTTGGGCGCACCACCAACACTAGGATTTGATGCGCTGCCAGCAATATTTGCTGGAATGCGTAAGTCATCATTTCCAGGTTTAGTTTCATAACGTAGCCCTACACGTGCCTCATTTGCGGATATTACTCCACCGTTGACAAGAGTAGTATAGTACGCGGCTACATCCTTCATATCAGGCTGTAGTGCACTAACAGCACTAGTTATTGGTTCAACATCATATCCAAAGAAACGCTCAAATCCACTTACTAATTTAGTAGCAATTGGAATAATTGTTTCTAAGTAGAATAAACGTAAGTTAGGAGAAATATTAGCGTTGTTGCCGCCTTCTAGCAAGATAGGTGGGACGCCAAGCGAGTTAAGAATTTTATCGTTATGTGTTTTAATTGATACGTCAAAGTCCATGTCTTTGAAACTGGCATTTAAACTAGCAAATGGTTTTAGTCCACTATCCAGTATCATTGGACGTTTGGCACCATTTTTAGGACTATAGCGACTTTGCCAGTTAGCAATAGTACGATCTTTTGCTACTTGCGATAATGTATTTTCTGAGGTAAAAATTAAGCCAGTAATTGCACCGTTTTCAAAGAACTGGTCTTGGAAAACCTGCATTTTGTAAAGTGTTTTGATATTACGATCTGCACTAGCCAATCTGCTTGAGCCACGATAAATTGATGTGCTGCTCAAGTCTTTGATGTGTATGATTTCATCAGGCTTGAAAACTGTGGTAGTATTGTAGCGATATGACGCCACAAACGTTTTAGGGTCTGTTTCAATCTGAGTACGAGAAGCTGGTAGATGGTATAGATAGGCACCATCATAGTAAATAAATATATTACCTTCTAGGACGAAGTCAGTAAATATATTTGTACGAAATTCTTGTATTGACTGGTAAGGGTTTGGTTGGTAGTTTAGCAAAGTGTTTAGTGTCTTTTGACGCACACCACTTACCACACCATCAATCTTTTTGTCTTTGATGTCAAAGTCTAGGCTTGCACAGCCTGATACGATCATGTTAACGCCGCGGTTTACAGTTTCTAACTTATCAAATGCTTGATTATAAGTTATTGCTGAATCTGAATTAATAAACACGCCTTGTTCGCGTGAGATCAGTGGTTGTGCGGGATTAAGCTTTTCGCGAATCCATTGTCCGGGGTTATTGTACCATGCCATTAGTGTTCCTTAAATAAATTCCGAAAAAAACGAACCACTACTAGTTTTGGGTATAACCATACCACCATTCAAGAACTTTTCGCGCTGTATGCCAATCCACCTAGCCTGCTTGCTTTCGCTTCCAGGTTGAGGTGCTTTACCAAAAGTACTATGAAGCGCTACATGATGCTTGTTACAAAGTGTGTAAACTTGTTCATATAACTCTTGATGGTGCTCTGCAATAAACTCATCTCTGACAGCTAAAATTCCTTCATCGGTTGATATATCATAACCTTTTTGTTGGGCCCAACTGTTTAACAGAATTGTTACTGAGTGTAGGTGATGCAGCTCTAAGTCCTGTTGGGTATCACAAATAAAACACTGTGATTTCTTTTCATAAGCAGCTTTTGCTTTGTCTCTTACCCACTTAACGCTGATTCGATTATTTGTATTTTTTGCCATATTCTTTTAGCTAGGTTTTTTAATACGTAGCGTTGACGATACTAGTATTATATCAGAGGGGGCACAGATTGTCAATCAAAAAATTTTTGTGGTAACAATTAAAATTTATACTTGTAGTATGATCCTGGCTTGTGGTATAATAAATTTTTACTAAGGAAATTTATGACTTGCGGAATTTACATTTTAAGATTTAATGGCACTGACAAAGTTTATATAGGCCAAGGTCTAGATATAGAAGATAGATATAAAAGCCACATAAGATACTTACGTGCCGGCACAGCTTCAATAAAAATGCTAGAAGCATATGAGCAATATGGTCTACCATATCAAGAATTACTTCTAGAATGTTCTGAAGAAGAACTGGACGCAAATGAGAATGAGGCTATAGATATATTTAACGCTGTAGATAACGGGTTTAATACTTTATATCGCGCTGAAGATGTACCGTCTTGGAAACCTAAATTAAAGGGTGAAGAGTGCGGTACTTCAGTATATACTAATGATCAAATTTTGCAAGCTGCAAAATTAATGACAGATCATGATTTGAGTTTAGTAAAAGTAAGTGAGCTTACTGCTATTAAAGTTACTACACTACGTAAAATATCGCAAGGTGCACAGCATAAGTGGATTAGTGAAAAGTATCCTGATATATGGAATAAAATTCAAAATATTAAAGAAGAGCGTAATAAAATTACGCACTCAAAACACGGCAATACTGTGCGTGATATGTTTACAGCTAAAGCACAGGGGATTGTCTACCCTCAAGTTATTTCACCTGAGGGTACCGTATATACAATTGATAATTTATCTGATTTTTGTAGAGTGCACGATTTACAACGAACAAACTTTAGAAATGTATTGCACGGTAAAAGAAACCAACATAAAGGCTGGAAAGTTTACAAAACGTAAGTATAAAGTGCATAGCGAATTGCATCGGCCATGTGCGAGTACTGGTCGTGTAGTGGTCTTTCGTTTTTTACAGTTTCCTTAGTATCCCAACGATATTGCCTAAACATACCTAAGGTATTTAAACAGTGTGGCGATACTCGTAGTCTGCCTGTTTCCACTAATGTTTGTACATAAGCAATACCTGGTAATACATCTTTTTTAGCTTTAATAGTTGCTATGTTGTATAAGTAAGCTAAGTCACTGGCAAATTGTGGCGCAGCGGAATCTATAAATATTGGATCTATGTTCCACTTACTTATATATTCCTGAAAAGCTTCTGCATGTTTATCTGTGGTGGCCTCTGCTTTTAGATACTCGTCAACTACGTGGAATACGTCATCTCGTGGATTATAGACTATAACTGCTAGAGCTGTTGGGTCACGGTACCCAACGTCTATGCCAGCAATGCACTCATCGCCGTCGCCGGGTACATACTCCAGCACCATTGATTCTTCGTTAATCTGGTAAATTTGACCCTCAAACACAGTAAACGATGCCAAGTACTCTTGTTCAAATTCAGCTTTTGACATGCTTCTACGAGCCTCAGCTACATCCGACTCAGCCATACGAGTGTTTTCTGAGTAATCAGCTTGCAAACTAATCCACTCTGGAAATTGGTCGTCAAACCCACGTTGCCAAAACTGCGAAAACCAGTTGTTGCGACCACGAGGTGTTGAAATAAAGATTGCTTTGGAATTGGGCTTGTCCAAAGTCGGACGCAGTGCAACGTTAAACGCGGCTTCACCGCCTTCGCCAAGTGCGGCTTCGTCAAAAATAATCAAGTCATATGAGCGTCCAACGGTGGAGTCCACTGTACTCAACGAACCCATACGAATAGTTGAACCGTTTGAAAGTTCAATAATCTTATCCTTTAGGTTATCACGCGCAACCTCCAAGTCAAAGTGCTTGATTAGTTTACGCTGCAGCTCAAACGAGATTGACGATAAATTATAGTTGGGTGATATGATTAAGACGTTCGACCCGGGTACTAAGGTAACTAGTTGACCAATTACGTTGGCTATGTAGGTTTTGCCTAATCGACGCGCAAGCGCAGCACATATGAACCTGTACTTGGGGTCGTTGACACTATTAATAAGTGCAATCTGTGGACGATTGATTGTGTCGTAGATATCTAAGAGCTTTAAGTAGTTTGTGATCGGTAGCTTGATAAATCGCTTGTCCGCTGGAAATTCAGTAATCACATCGCGGTTTACGTCAGGTCGTGAAACAACTAGGGTCATACGCCTTCTCCTGAAATCAACTTATGTACCAATTGCGAGTACTTTGATCCATCAAGGCCCTCATTAATTTGCACGTTCACCTGCTTTTGCGGGCCAGTGCCTGCACGAATTTTTTCTAGTTGAATTTCACGGTCCAGCAAATCCATGGCCATTTTATGTGACATCATTAGCAATTCCGAAATGTCTTTTGTAGACCCCGACTGTGCTTCTTCCAACTCCTGAAACTTTTGTTTGATTAGGGCGTCCATTGCACGACGCATTAAAAAGCGGTTGTTGTAGCCGGTGTCAAAAAATACCGAGTCAATATACGACTTAACCTCACGGCGTTTTAAGATTTCGGTGATGGTGTCCACGGGCAAGTCAAGCTCGTCAGCAACCTTTTTGGGATCGTTTAGTTGTAGATAGCAGTTGGCAACCTCCAAAAACTCGGGAGCCACTCGTAGGGTTTCAGCAGGTAAATTTTGGGTCATAGTATTCCTTTTGGGGCAATTATATCACTTGAGACAGTGGGTTGTCGAGTCTAAATTTGGGGTGGTTGGGGTGGTGTGGGAGTTTGGGTAGATTGGGGTGGTTGTGGCGGTTTAGGGTCGATTGTGGCACCGTAGAGGTTTTGGATATTTTTGGTGTCATGGCCGTGTGGGTGGGTACACCGGCAGGTGACCTTACGCGAGTCTTACAACCCCCCTGGTCGTAGTCAAATTGATAACGATATAAACTGTTTAGCACGTTTACGACCATTACACGACTGTAATAATTTTCTTTGAAAAATTACGCAATTGTAATAATTCCCTGGGAAAATCTCGCTATAATAAATCCATAGCAAGCAAACAAGGAAACACAAATGGCACGCACTAGCAAACGCACTCCCCTAGAACAATTCATGGCACGTTCACGTGATCTGGCACGTGCCCGTGACGTCAAAAAAGGTTTCGATCGTGACGACAATGTTACTATTGAATATTTGGTAGGTATCTATCATGGCCAAAATGGAAAATGTTTTCATACTGGCGAGCAAATGACTACTGTTCGTGGTTTGGTAGATGGTGCGGTCGTGTTTGATCTTTGCACAATCGATCGTATTGATAACACAAAAGGTTACGTAGTTGGTAACATTGTACTGGCCTGCGATGGTATTAACAGGATGCGCAGTGACATGGAATTGTCACAATTCCGTAAACTGTGCAAACGTATTGGCATGGCATTAGTTTAATAATAGGAAAGAAAATCATGGTAAAATCTAACATCATTGTCGATTTGGTAATTAACATTTCACTGGGTGAATTCACCCAGCAACAATTGAAAATTATGCTTTGCGAAGCGATTCAAAATCTGACACCTATTCAAGCGGAGGCAATACTTGCCAAAATCGGTATGACCCACGACGATCTTACCAAATAGGCGACTATCGCCAAATCCGATAGGGCCTGGCCAGGCCCACGGATCGCGC